GCGGGACAATCAGAAGATCAGGCTCGATCATAAGGAAGTCTTCAGCACTGTCTCTCGAACCGAAAGCACGTTGTTCCCACATCAGCTTGCGCGCAGCACCAACGGTATTGGTCCCGATCGCGCCGGAGGCCGCGATGTTCTTGTGCTTAGTATGGAACAATGCTGTGCCGTCAGATTTCAGCACCGCGTTCGAGCGTAGCAGAGACCACACCATAGACGCTTCCATAAGACGCGCGGCAACCGCGAACTCGGTGGGGATGCGGTTGAACGCACCCATATCATCATTCATGACCGCTTCAAATGTCAGGTTGATCGTCCGGCCGCGGCGCTCGACCTTCAGGCCCTCAGCTTCATCGGTGAGTGTCGCTGCTTCATACTCACCATTCTCTCGAACCTTTTTGAGCTGGAAGTCCCCGCCAAAGCGCGCCGCGTGCAGCTCACGGAAATCACTGGCTTGCATCGGCGTTCCGGCCAGAACCTGCCAAGTCGCCGCGCGCCGCTCATAGGCCGAGATCAGGCTGCGGTTCATCACTTCGGTGGTGATGTAGGCGAAATCGCTGACACCATGCGCACCACCCATCATGGTGGTGGAGCGCATGCCGCGCTGAACCTGGGCGAAAGTGTCGAAACTGGAGCCACCGGCCAATTCCATCGCGAGGCCCCGCACCCGCATACCACGGAACTGCTCACCCGGCCCGGTAAAGTCAGACATCAACGCCTGGATCATGCCTTCCATCTGGGTTTCGGTTTCGTCCTGACGGGCACCCACCGGAACGGCCGGAACTACCCGATCTGGCGTCGATGCCATCAATGTCATGAAGCGGACACTCGCAGCTTCTGCGGTCAGCCCCTGATCCACAGCGGAATCGACCTGCATCTGTGTGAGCTGCCCCGATTCAACAAAAGGTGCCACCATGGTGCGGATCTCAGACTGGCGCTGGCGCTCTGCCAGAACAGCCTGTTGGATTTCCGGCGTGTTGGTCATGCTGGTATCGGGAACCGCCTCTGCAGGCGGCGTGGCCGAGGGCGTCGGATTTGTGGTCTGCTGATTGGTATCTTTCGGCATCTCTTGAGCCTCCTGTAAAGCGGTCATGGTGACCTTTGGTTTCGCTCCGGGTTTGCCGCCCGATGCGTGGAAATGCTGCATGCGTGTTAGGAACTGGCGATGATCGCGGGCCATTTGGGTTTGCACCGCCGCAATCGCTTCATTCTCTGGCACACTTGATTTTGGATTGCCAATTACGGTATCTGCAAAGCCGGTCTCCACCGCCTTTGCCGCATTCATGTACGTCTCGGCAGTCATCATCGCCTTTACCTCTTCACTCGAAAGGCTCGAACGGCTTGCGTAGACTTCGGCATAGGTGCTGGCGAGAGTGCGAAGGCGTTCTGCCTCAGCCTCATGCGCCTCAGCCGTACCCCAACACCCCCCCGATGGATCATGGATCATGATAAAAGAACCCGCAGACAACTCGATCTGATCCGCCCCCATGATCAACAAAGATGCCGCACTTGCAGCCATCCCATTGACCAGGACGGTGACCCGGCCCGTGTGCGCCTCAAACGCGGCCCGCGCCGCCTCCCCCTCGAAGGGATCGCCACCATTGGAATTGACCCGAACTGTCACATCGCCGGAAAACGAAGAAAGCGCATCCCTCACCATGCGGGCGGAGAAGCTCCCAGCCCCCATCCATTCGCAGGTTTCGTGGTCAAGAATATAGCCTTCCAGAACGATCTCACCGTTTAGGATCAAGTCATTGCCGTTCATCTTCATCGGGAACCTCGCTGGTTTCGTCTTCGTCCGGGCGCCCGTTTCTATTGGCCGGAGCCGATTGCCCGCCGCCGCGCTGGTCATCCTCCTCCCGCTCGCGAGCAATCACGTCGGGATCGTATCCAAGTTCGCGCTGTTTTCGTTGCAGGCTTGTCAGGCCAGCCTCGATCTCATCCACGGCGGCCCCGATCTCTTTTGCCGGGTCGATCATGGGACGTTTCGGAGCGGTCCAGTCGATCGACCGTGGAACAGGCGGCAGTTGCCTGGATGCTTTCGCCAGACGCCAGGCGTCCAGCGTCCAGCGTGAAACCCCCATGCAGAATTGCGTGACGATGATTGCGCGTTGCCAGATCTCGACAAAGCGATCCATCTCAATGCGGCCCATCTTGCCGGAACTGAAGTTCACGCCGCGCAAGTCACCAAAGCTCTCATAACTAAGCCCCAACCCCATCGCGATGGTGCGGATGGCTTGGTTCATGAACTCTTGATAACCATCAACTTTGGGCGGCTCAGAGGCAGTCACTTCCTGCCCATCCTCCAAGCCGACAATGGCGCCGGGCTCCAAATGGCTGAGCTGTGCACCTTTGTAGGTGGAACCATCAGTGCCAGACTTCACGAAGAATGCCAGTAACGATCCAATCTTCTGCTTCAGGATTTGCGCGTCCTGATAGTCACTGATTTCTCCAAGCGTGGTCATAACCGGGGCAAGCCACGGAATACCACGCATTTGGCCTGGACGCTCAATTCGGCGGATGTGCAGGATCTGCTCTGCAGGCACACGAGTGCTGGTCATCTTACGCCGCCGACGCCATCCAACCTCGCCCGGATGCTGGTCAAAGAGATGATAGGCAACTGCCTTGCCAGTCGGCCCATACTCAATCCCTTCAATGACGTTGTTTTCGCCATTGCTGGTGACACTCTCATCAAGGTGATCAACTTCCATGAGCTGGACCTGAAACGGCAGCGTCAGGTTCGGGTCGAAGCGAGGATCACGCATCCGGCGGCGCACAAGGATTTCGCCATCTGTAAAGACCGCATTCATCACCAGAGTTTGCAAGCCAAGGATGTCGCTGACCCCATAGGTGTCGATCGAAGGCGTCAGTAGGTGATCCTGAATCACATCCATTGCCTTACCGGACTGACCCTGCGCCCCTTCCTCCATTCGCACCGATGGCCGAATACCAGTGCCAACGACATTACCGGACGTAACGTCCCGCCCCCGCACAGCCAATGCCCGGTTTCGCATGAAATCACGACTGAGGTTGCGCAAACGCGACCGACTACCAAGCGCTGCGGCATCCGCTGACGTGCCGGGCGATTTCCATCCATATGTGCGCCGACCTTTTGACGCCGCATCATAGTTCATCAGGGTTTTTGCAGCATGGCGTGCACGGACGCGCGCAAGGCCGCGCTCGGGGCTGATCGCCAGCACCGCCTTATCAATCCAGCGCATCAGTAACCCCGCCCGGTTGTGGCATACGAGACCGTCATCTCACTGCCTCCGCCTGTCAGGTTACCCTCAATGTCGCGGATGCGTCGGCGCATTTCCGAGCCGCTGGCAAAAGTGACTTTTTCGCCTGCCAGTTCCACGGAAAGAACGCCCTTGGCATAGGCATCCCTCAGTTTCTGCAATTGTTCTTGCGTGTACATGCCCGCTACCTCCTTAGAAAACTGACGTATTGCTGCGCAGGAGGCTTTTCCTCCTGCGCAGGTTCGACGTTTTCGACCTCATCAGCCGATAGCGCGACGGCAAATTCATTCTGTATTCCGCCAAGCGCCCATTGTGGCGGTGCGGACCAATCAACGCGAAGTAGCCCCTTATGTTCAGCACCGGCGCGCGCCTGCACAGAAAGGTCGATCGCCTCGTTTCGAACCTGCCCCGGCTTCTTTTGCCACCCATCAGAGGTGCGTTGCTCTGCAACGAACTCCTGAAGAAGCGCGGTGTTCTCGCGCATCCAGCTTGGCAACAGAAAAGGCCCCGCGCCCCCGGTTGCGCGCTTCATCGAAACGGCCAAAGTGTCCTTGAGCCGGTCTGTTGCCATCGTCAGGATACGGATGGAACGCGCGGCTTTCCCCCCGCTACCCCGCTCCGGCTCCGCATATTTGGTCCGGAACGGAACTTTAAACTTGCCCTCGCCACGCGAGACCCGCCAAACATGGCCCTCGTTTAACTTGCGACGGAGCTTGAGGAACTTTTCAGCGTTGTCACTGACTCCGGGTTCGCCGTGAAAATCTACGATACAATGAACAGGTTTCAGCCCGTAGGTTTCGCCTTCGACCGGAACAACCTTCTGCGCAAGACCATCAAGAACCGCCCAATCCTCGAAATACCGGGCTGGCTCCAGACGGCGGATTTCGTTTCCACTGCCCCGGTTCGGTGCACCCTCTGGAGGCTGGGTCAGATCAAACCGATCCACAACTTGCGCTTTCCCATCTTCCCCAAAGGCTGTGATCTGCACCGGAAAGTATGAGCCCTGAACGTCAACGCTGATGACAATAAAGCGGGTCCAGGACGGTGCAACGCCGCGCTCAGCCTCCCTCAAATTGTCTTTGAGGAACTGAACGGACAGCTCGCCTTCTGTCGTGTCGAACTTACGGGCGTAAGGAATTCCGACATCCGTGTAATAGTACCGCGCGAGTGCAACCTCATCCCCAAGCGTTTCAAGCGCCCTCTCCGCGACAAGACGGCGAGACACCAACTCAGACCATTTTGCAAATGTGGCCGCCGCACCGTTCAGCGCCCAAGACGCAATTTCCGATCCCCGAACTTTGCTGTCATTCAGTGGCACAAGCTCGCCGCCGCTTTCGGCTTCATGAAGCCAACCACCGCGACCAGACAAAGCAGCGCGGTTCAGCTCGTTTTTGTGGTGGGCCCCAACCAATGCATGACAGTGGGGGCACTCCATCTCTGCCGTTTCGCCCGCTTGGATAGGGGGCAGATCCGCGTTGAAATGCAGGCGGTCAGCCGAAGGCTCATATAATTCGCCGCAATCGGGACATTCCCAATACCATCGCCCCCGCGTGCCCTCATTGTAGAGCAGCACAATCCCATGTTTCACCGGCGGCAGCTCATGGGGGTTTTGATCCGTAGATCGCCATTCGGGATCGGTCACCGGCCAAGCCGGGGTGCTTTCCGCGAAGACATACCCCCGGCTAAGAAAAGTCTTCACACGTTGCTTGGCCATGTCGAAAGAGGAACCTTCAGGCGCGTCTTTGCGAACACCAAGCTCAGGCGGAAAGTGATCGTAATCCGTCAGGGCCACCAACTTATACTTTGCCGACGAAAGCCACTGCGGTGTGGGATAGCCCAACATCAAGCGCATGCCGAGAAAACGCTTGCGGCTGAATGTATCATCATCGCGCCCTTTGCCGAGCCGCTTGTAAACCTCCGGGCTGTTGTGGATGACCGGGTTCAGGGATTCCTCAACCCAACGGTCTCGGCTTGGCCTGTCCATATGCATCACCAACGTCGGCGACGGATCACAAATGACCGGATGCAGCGCCGTGGTGATCAACGCCATGGTTTTGCCCGACTGCGACGGCCCAACAAAAGCTCCGCCCTTGTAGAGGCGAGATTGAACCGTATTCGCAGGCTCGACCATGTAAGGCGTCACCTCTGGATCATAGTTTCGCCAAACGCCCCGCGCTTCGACGCGAATATTCTGCTGGGCACATTCAACCGGCGTGATGCGGCTCGGCGCATCCAAGATCGGCAGGCAATCAGCCAAAACCTCGCGGGCTTTGGTATGGGGCGGCAGTGGGGGCAGATCCATAACCTGTCCCAGCGCATGATCTCGATTTTCCAGCATGGTCTAATCCGCGATCGCGTCGCGGTCTCCAAAGTCAATCACATCGGCTGACCGATAGCCCTGTCGTTCCAGTTGCAGCCGCAGATCATCAAGCAGGCCATCTGCGTATGTTTGCGCCTGATCGGCTTGGCGCGGACTCAGGCTGAACTCCTGTTCCAGCCAATCCGGCATGTTGGTGATCGCTCGTCGCACCGTGCCGAGGAGATTTTCCATTGCCTCCTGCACATCTGCGCGCTTGATGAGCTCGCCCCTCTGAAGCGCAGCCTTGTCTCGGATGAGCACAGCCTCGGACCATTCGCGAATTTCTTTTGCCGACATTGTCGCCTCAGCCGAGTTTTCCTCACCTTCGCCAACAAACAGCATTGCTTTCTGTGAGGCACTGTTCGCCTTCGCAGCTGCCTCAGAAATTTCTCTTTGTTCTCTCCACATGCGCCAGGCGTAGCAATGGGAAAACCGAAGCTCATAGGATTTGCCATTTCCACCGTGGTTCTTTACCGGCATCCCCGCATCGATCCATTTATTGATCGTTACGGTACTGGTGTTCATGGCCTGGGCCATCCGATGGATATTAAACGTTTCATCCCGAGTTCCCGCCGGAAGGGGATACTTCGCCAATTCCAGCAGTTCGCCACTCTCTAAGTGGATCACATCAGACATCTGCTCCCCCTCTTAGGCCGGAAACAAAAACAATAACATCAACCCAAAGCATTGAAAAACAACAAACACTTGATTGGATCGGGGTGCGAATTACCCGCGTGCAGCCAATCCCCAGGAAGGACCCAAGGCCTTATCGGCGCGTTTCCATTGCCTTTTTGAAGGCCCGGCGAAAGTTTATCGGAAAGCGAGCCGCAAAAACCTGTTCTGCCCCATCATGAAACCCCAAACGCTCTGAATAGCTGGGCATGCTGTCGAGAAAGTGAGCAACCTTCACAACCTTCTCCCGCTTGCCCCTCCCCGTCCGCTTGTAGATCCCCGGCGAGAGCTTTGACCCCTTCTGAGGGACAAAGTATGCAGCCCGCGACCTGTGGCGCGCTTTACTGTCCTTCGTTGTGTTTGCCTTGTACCCAGCCTCACGCCAGCCCTTTATGGCCGAAATCGCCTGATTGCGCTGTCCCGGAGCCCAATTCCCGAAGCGGTTGCGTTTGGCACCAGAAGCCGGAACGACCGCAGCCAAGATCCCGTCATAGGCCAACGAAGCCGACAGCATCCGCTCCAAGCCGGTCTTTGGCCTTCGCCCGCCGCGCTCTTGAACCTTCAAATAGTGCCGACTTCCGACAGATGGCCGCTCTTGGACCGCTGCCACCAAATTCGTTTTTTTCGCCCGCCAAACATGAAACGCGTTTTTCGTGAAGCGCGTCGGGTCATCAAAGACTGTTTCCATCCGGGTCTGGATATGCTCCAGCACCTCTTGCGCCGTATCATTCAACGCCCACGCCGTCGCCATTGGCAACTGCTTGCGCTCGATTTCGGTGATGCCTTTGACAAAATCGCCGGTGTCGATGTGCAAACTCAGATCAAGCCCAGACATCGGCACCCCCATAACCAAAGCGCCCGACAGGAAGACGATTCCTGCGGGCGCATTTCGTGATGATAGGTATTTTATTGCATCCGGTAGACCTAACTGTCAACAGCCTTTTTGGGTCAGCCTTTAAATACCATCCATGCGGGTCAGAGCGGCGCAAAGGGCGGCTTGGAGCGTTTCTCTGTTTTTTGTCGAGGCAGACCAGCCGTAACCCTCTAGGCAAGCGCTCAATGGCTGCTGTGCGATGCAAACACCATCCACCAGACCGCGCACCGTGATTGGCTTGCGCCCAATGCGGGCGAGATCATACGACGACACCCGCAAGCGGCCACCGCTGGACGTTTGGACCTTGCCCTTTGCCTTCTTCGCAACACCGTCACCAATCGCCTCATGGAACAGATCGAGGCGGGCTTTGTCCCGAAGGTAGGCGTCCATGAAGTCACCACGCCCCTGCCTACCGGATGGAGCATCAGGCTTGAAGCTGGCCATAAAGCCCGCGCTCTCCACATGCTCGAACAGATCCCGATAGTCGCGGGCAATTTCAATCAAGCGCTGATCGAGCCACGACTTTCCACCACGGCGCGCGGCCTGTTCTGTCATCACGTCGAACACATCACGCTCACGGGCTGGACCGCCTGCGCGATAACGTTCTTCGACCTTCGCAAACGCGCCGTCCTCGATCACCAACGTTGTGTCGCGGAAGCGCGTGACAGGACGCGCGGGCGCTGGCGTGATTTCATCGCTGACACCAGCAGGCACCGCAGCCGCCGCCAGCACAGCCTTGGCCGCGCCCTTGTGCGCAGTGCTGCGCTTCTTCGCAGCCCGACCCAACCACGGGCAGTGGTTTCGGCACCGGCCTGCCGCATCAACGTAAAAGTCGATAACTCTGCTGCTACCCATCAAAACCTCGGGCGTCTGTTTCGTCTAAAGTTGTGGATTCACTGGCCGGTCTCCTTTGCGATCTGCTCGTCTGTCTTCGCACCCAGCCATTGGACCTCGTGAGACTTGCAAGCCGAGTGCAACCCGCCAACGGACATTCCGTATTTCTCCGCTGCCTTTGGAT